GATCCGCGCCGCCGCCACAGCGATGGGGCTCGAGGAATATCTCGGTCCCGCCCCGACACCTCGGATGGCGCCCCGGTAAGTGAGGGCAAGCGAGCCACACCAATTCATGCCGGGCCCTCGGAGGAATGCAACACCCTGCTCAGGGAAACACTCCGACCGCGAGCTCCAGGGCGGCGTCAGGCCCGGCAGCCGATTTCCTCGACGAACCCTGGGCGCGACAGAACACGGAGCGACCATGTTCACCACCCCTCTCGAGCGGCTGCGCAAAGCCCTCTACGATGCCCCAATCCCCGACATGATCGAGGTCCCCGCGATCGGCATCCAGCCCGCGCGGACGCTGCCGATCACCAAGGCCACCGTCGACGAGATCGCCTTCGCGCTGGTGGCCTTCGAGGCCGAGAGCACGGAGCGGTTCCGGATCACGCATGCGCTGAAGGACGTGATCGACCTTGCCCGCCAGCAGGGCGCGGTCGGCACGGATCTCGCCATCCCGGCCGCGATCGCCCGGAAGGAGAAGCGGCGGTGAGCGCCCCGTTCGCGGCGGCGCCGCTCCAGATCATCACCGCCGATCAGCGCCTGAAGGAGACCCGAGGCATCAAGGGCGTGCTCACCGGCATCTCCGGGATCGGCAAGACCTCGCAGCTCTGGACGCTCGACGCCGAGCGCACGCTGTTCCTGAACCTCGAGGCGGGCGAGCTCGCCGTGCAGGGCTGGCCCGGCGACGAGATCCGCATCCGCGACTGGGAGCGCGCCCGCGACCTCGCCTGCTGGATCGGCGGCCCGAACCCCGCGATGCGGGACGACCAGCCCTACAGCCAGAAGGACTACGAGCGCGTCTGCGCGGCCTTCGGCGACCCGTTGCGGCTGGAGAAGTACGAGACGGTCTTCGTCGACAGCATCTCGGTGGCCTCGCGGATCTGCATTCAGTGGTGCAAGGGCCAGCCGCAGGCCATGTCGGATCGGAGCGGCAAGCCCGACCTGCGCGGCGCCTACGGCCTGCTCGGCCAGGAGATGATCGGCTGGCTGACCCACCTCCAGCACACGCCGCGGAAGAACATCTGGCTGGTCGGCCTCCTCGACAAGCGGCTCGATGACTTCGGCAAGCCCTATTTCTCGCTGCAAATCGAGGGCTCGAAGACCGGGCTCGAGCTGCCGGGAATCGTCGACGAGATCATCACGCTTGCCGAGCTGCGCCCGCAGGAGGGAGCGCCGTTCCGCGCCTTCGTCTGCACCACGATCAACGACTTCGGCTTTCCGGCCAAGGACCGGTCGGGGCGTCTCTCGATGATCGAGCCCGCCCATCTCGGCCGCCTGATGGCGAAGATCCGCGGACCCCGTCCCGAGACCCCTGCGACCCGGCTCAACTTCGACCTGCCACCGATCGCCGGCGCCGAGAACACCCCATCGACGAAAGGAGCATGAGCATGGCCGACGACATGGACTTCAACGGCGCCGACAGCCAGGACGCCGCCTTCGACCTGATCCCCGCCAACGTGCTGGTCAAGGTGCGGCTGACCATCCGCCCCGGCGGCGCCGGTCCCGAGGGCTGGCTGACCCAGAGCCGGTCGAGCGCCGCCCTCTATCTCAATACCGAGGCCATCGTCCTCGAGGGGCCCCATGCCCGGCGGCGCATCTACACCCGCATCGGCTTCAAGGGCAAAGGCGTCAACGAGCGCGGCGAGGACAGCTACGCCAACCGCGGCCGGGCCCTGATCCGGGGCATCCTCGAATCCGCCCGCGGCATCAGGACCGGGGACCAGTCCGACGCCGCCCGCGCCGCGCGCACGATCCGCAGCCTCGGCGAGCTCAGCGGCATCGATTTCGTCGCCAAGATCGGCATCGAGAAGGACAAGGACAAGCCGGACGACTCCGGGCGCAACGTGATCAAGGCGGCGATCGGCCCCGATCACGGCGAGTATCTGATCGTCATGGGTGCCATGCCGAGCGCGGCCTCGTCCGGGTCGGCCGCATCCGGCTACGCCGCCTCGTGGACGGTGGCGGATCCCTATGCGGGTCCCACCACGCCCGCCGGCGCCGGCGCGCCCTTCTGGGCCCGCTGAGGGAGGGGCCCATGATCCCGCGCGACTACCAGCGGGCGGCCGTCGACGCCGCCCGCGAGAAAACCCGCCTCCACGGCAACACCATGCTCGTCCTTCCCACCGGGGCCGGAAAGACCGCGATCGCCGGCTTCTACATCGGCGAGGAGGCGGAGATCGCCCGCGATGCCCGCGTCCTGGTCCTCCAGCACACCGACGAGCTGATCGAGCAGAACCGCACCTCCATCGCCAGGGTTGCCGGCCTCGATACCTCGGTGGTGAAGGCCGAGCAGGATGACTGGGACGGGCGCGTGATCTTCGGCAGCGTGCAGACGCTGGCGCGCAGCAATCGCCGCGAACGCATGGGAGCCGTCTCTCACCTGGTGATCGATGAATGCCACCGGGCGGCGGCCCAGAGCTACCAGTCGATCATCGAGCATGCCCGGATGCTCAATCCGGCCGTGAAGCTCGTTGGCCTCTCCGCCACCCCCGGCCGCGGCGACGGTCGCAGCCTGCGCAAGACCTTCAGCAATGTCGGTTACCATCTGAAGATCGGCACGCTGATCGCTCGGGGCCTGCTGGTCCCGCCCCGAACCTTCACCATCGATCTCGGCGTCGAGGACGAGCTGGCCGGGATTCACAGCACCGCCGGCGATTTCGACATGCGCCAGGCCGACAAGGTCTTGAACCGGGCGGTCCTGAACGAGGCTGTCGTCGAGCATTGGCAGGTAAAGGCGGCGGACCGGCGCAGCATCTTCTTCTGTGCGACGGTCGACCATGCCGATGCGGTGGCCGAGGCTTTCCGCGCCGCGGGCGTCATGGCCGAGACGATCTCCGGCGACATGCCATCGCGGACGCGCGCCGACCTCATCGCCCGGTTCGACCGGGGCGAGGTGCAGGTGCTCACCAACTGCATGGTGCTGACCGAGGGGTTCGACAGCCAGCCGGTCGGCTGCATCGGCATCCTGCGGCCCATGCTGCACAAGGGCACCTTCATCCAGGCGATCGGCCGCGGCCTGCGCCGGGTCGACCCTGAGCGCTTCCCCGGCATCGTGAAGACCGACTGCATCGTGCTCGACTTCGGGACGTCGAGCCTCACGCACGGCACGCTGGAACAGGATGTCGATCTCGACGGGCGCGTTCCGACGCCGGGGGAAGCCCCGACGAAACTCTGCCCCGAGTGCAAGGCCGAGATCCCGATCGCCGTCACCGAATGCCCGATCTGCGGGTGCGAGTTGCCGCGCGAAGGCGCGGAGCCCATCGACCGCTTCGTCATGACCGAACTCGATCTTCTCGAGCGATCGAGTTTCGCATGGGTGGACCTGTTCGGCGACGATGCCGCGCTGATGGCCAACGGCTTTCACGCCTGGGGCGGCGTGTTCTTCCTCGAGGGCCGCTGGCACGCGGTTGGCGGCGCCAAGGGCAAGGCGACGCGGCTTCTGGGCGTGGGCGAGCGCCTCGTCTGCCTCGCACAGGCCGACGACTGGCTGAACGATCACGAGACCGACGAGAGCGCCTTCAAGTCGAAAGGCTGGCTGAAGCAGGACGCGACCGAAAAGCAGCTGAACTGCCTGCCGCCCGAGTTCCGGCGCGATTACGGCCTGACGCGCTATCGCGCCTCGGCGCTGATCTCGTTCCAGTTCAACAAGCGCGACATCCGGCGCCTCGTCACGGCGGCCGAGCCCGAGCGGAGGGCGGCGTGAACCATGTCGCGCAAATCCCATCCCCGCCCGCAGCGCCTGCGGAGCGACCGGGCCGTGATCGGTTCTGGCACCCGCGCTTCACACCTTGCGCCGTCTGCCTGCGCCCCGCGCGTGGCTTCGGCTTTTTCAACCCCGACAAACCCCGCCCACGCGACCATCGCTGGTTCTGCTCGATGCCCTGCCAGGGGTTCTTCGCGGCGCGTCACAGAAAAGGACTGACCATGCAGGGAACGACCGATGAAGAACGCCTCGCCATCGCGCTGGTGATGAAGCGGCTGGGCCAGACAATGGACCTGATCGGCTGGGACAAACGGCTGCGCGATCTCACCGAAACCGATGTCACCGCCCTGATCGAGGAGGTGCTGGAAGGTTACGGCGCCGAGATGTCGCGCATCGCCACCGAGGGGGAGATCCCCTTTTGATGCTCGATTTCAACCCACGCCCCTCCATGGCCGAACGGATCAACGCGCTGGTCGACG